AGAACCGTCAGAATAGTGTAGAGGTGGATGATCCCAAACTGCAACAGGAATGGGATACACTTCAGCAGATGGTAATCGAAGATGCTCGTGCTGCATATCAGTGGGCAATTAGTAAAGGTATTGCGAAGGAACAAGCCCGATCGGTATTACCTGAAGGGCTCACTATGTCTCGCATGTATATGAATGGTACTCTTCGTTCTTGGGTTCATTATATCGAGCTTCGATCTGCTAATGGCACTCAAAAAGAACATATGGAAGTTGCACAGGCATGCGCAGTAGAAATTGCTAAAATCTTTCCGTTGATGGAGAATTTAGGTGAGTGAGTTTTACGAATTTTTAAAAGAGTCAGGTGCCGATACATTAAATCATAGTGGCAGAACTCTATTTGATCATCTCGTAGGTGTCGAGCAACTTTTAAAGAAGCATGGAAGATCAGAGACTGAACAAAGGGCTGGGTTATTTCATTCAATCTATGGGACCGAATATTATACAAAATCTGAATCTTTGAATATTCAGAGAGACAAGATAAGAGAATTAATTGGAGAGCAGTCGGAATTGCTCGCATTTCTTTTTTGTAAAACAAAGGGACGTACACAGCGCATTGTCGAGGATGATTGGTTTCGTGAGCCAGAAAGAACTCAGTTACGTTGGATTGAGTACTGCAATTTAATTGAACAAAATCCAGATAGGGCAGATCGTTGGGTAGATATATTGGAAGAAAAGTTGGAAATTAATGGCTGATTTACAAGTATTACCTATATTTCCCACTCCATTTGGTATAATCAATTTCGGTGAACAGGCAAGAGAATTAAATAAAACTCTCGTAAAAAATATTGATGATGAACGATTGAAACATCAGGTTGAGACGGAAACAAGAACCTTTTCTGGTACATCAGGAGCTTGGCAATCAAAATTGGGACTTGAAAATAATTATGATAGTTTTAGTTTGCTTAGAGATCTTGTGCACCAGGTTGCATTGCCGACTCTTTCTCAGTTTGGTTGGAATCCAGACTTTATAAATGAATATACCACAACCGGTAACTTTTGGGCAAATGTAATTTTTGATAAAGGCGGTTGGTCTCAACCACATACACACGGCAATGGGAATACATTACTGGCAGGAGTTTATTATCCAAAAGGCAATAAGTCTGTTGAAAATTTAAATGAATTTAATCATACTGATGTGATGTCGTCGAGTGTAACAGTGCGTGAAGAAGGCTGTCTTGTTCTACTTGATCCGGCAAGAGGGGTTAAAGGACAAGTAAAGGGTGATATAGATTCGTTACGTCATCATCCGTATTACGGAAGTAGTATCTATATTCGTCCCCGGGAAAGTCTACTTGTCCTGTTTCCGGCTTGGCTAGAACATTATGTAACACCGGTTTTAACTACCGAAAAAAGATATAGTATTTCGTTTGGTGTAAATAAAAACAAAGCAAGAATTAAAGAGGATATTTAAATGGAACATATGGGCATCACCATCGATCCAAACCGAGATACACTGTTTGATGAACTCGGTACATTACGTCTTAAAGAGTCATATATGATGGACGATGAGATTAGTCCACAGGAAAGATTTGCATATGTTTCAAAAACTTTCTCTAGCAATTCTGAACACGCTCAGCGTTTGTATGATTATGTTAGCAAGCATTGGCTTTCTTATTCTACTCCTATTCTATCTTACGGTCGTTCAAAGCGTGGCTTACCTATATCTTGTTACCTCAACTTTATTAACGACACAGCCGAAGGACTCGTAGAGAATCTTTCAGAAACGAATTGGTTGTCAATGCTAGGGGGTGGAGTTGGAATCGGTTTTGGTATTCGCTCTGCTGATGACAAGTCTACTGGTGTCCTTCCTCATCTTAAAATGTATGATGCTTCTAGTCTTGCTTATCGTCAAGGTCGCACTCGTCGTGGTTCTTACGCTGCTTATCTGGATATTTCTCATCCAGACATTCTCTTATTTCTCGAAATGCGAAAGCCAACTGGAGACCAAAACTTCCGTTGTCTCAACTTGCATCATGGAATAAATATCACAGATGATTTCATGCAGTTGATTGAAAATTGCATGACTGATCCAGAATGTGATGATACATGGGAGCTGAAGGATCCACACACAAAGGAAGTTCGTGAGACTATTTCTGCTCGTGATCTTTGGCAGCGTGTGCTTGAAATGCGTATGCAAACAGGTGAGCCATATATTCATTATGTTGATGAATCCAACCGCAAGTTACCACAGTGGCTCAAAGACATCGGTCTTTCCGTAAATCAGTCTAATCTTTGTTCTGAAATTATTTTGCCAACTAACAAAGATAGAACTGCAGTATGTTGCCTTTCCTCTGTAAACCTGGAATATTTCGACGAATGGTCAAAGAACAAACAGTTTCTCCGAGACATTTTGGAGATGCTGGATAATGTTTTACAGAAGTTTATTGATGAAGCTCCCGATAGTATTTCTCGTGCTAAGTACTCAGCCATGCGTGAGCGATCCGTTGGAGTTGGAGCGCTTGGATTTCATGCTTACCTTCAGCGAAAGGGAATGCCATTCGAATCTGCCCTTGCTAAATCCACTAACCTCCGAATGTTTAGGCATATCCGAAAAGGACTTGACGAGGCTAATAAGCAACTGGGAAAGGAAAGAGGTGAAGCACCAGACGCAGAGGGAACTGGACTCCGTTGCAGTCACGTTATGGCAATCGCCCCGAATGCCTCAAGCTCAATTATCATGGGAAATACCTCTCCCAGTATTGAACCATGGCGGGCAAACGCCTATCGTCAAGATACTCTATCGGGAGCATTTCTAAATAAGAACAAGTATCTTGATAAATTGATCAAGGATAAGTGTGACGTTGATGATTCACTTAACTATGATAAAATCTGGTCAAGCATTATTGCAAACGACGGTTCAGTTCAGCAGTTAAAATGTCTTGATGATTATGAGAAAGATATATATAAAACATCGATGGAAATTGATCAACGTTGGGTGATTGAACACGCTGCTGACCGTCAGCAGTTTATTGATCAGGCGCAGTCATTAAATGTTTTCTTTCGCCCAGATGCAAATATTGCATATCTGCATGCAGTCCATTTTCTTGCTTGGAAAAAGGGATTAAAGACTATGTACTATTGCCGTTCAGAAAAGATTGGTAAGGCTGATCGAGTGTCAAAGAAAATCGAACGGCAGATCATTCAAGAGATTGATATGACAGCCATTGCTGCAGGAGAGGAATGTTTGGCGTGTGAGGGATGATTAAATTAATAAGACAGGCAGAAGATACAATTATTGGTTTTGGAATTCTTTTTTTTATAAAATTTGTATCAAAAAAGACGAGTAAGTTTAGTTCTTGGATCTGGAGCAAGCAATATGCAAGACGTTAAAGTTATTACAGCTGAGTGGTGCGATTATTGTACTGCAGCAAAAAAACTTCTTGATGAGAAGGGTATTGTCTATGAAGAGATAGATGTTATGGATGCCTTTTCAATTATGTCTCAAAATCAACTAACAACCATTCCACAAATCTTTATGGAAGATGTGTTGATTCCAGGTGGTTATGAAGGATTGAAGGGTTATTTAAATGCCAACTAAGTTGAAGCTACAGGACGAAAGAGATTATTTCAAGCCATTTCATTATCCTTGGGCATATGATATGTGGCTCAAGCATGAGCAGTCACACTGGCTTCATACTGAAGTGCCTATGATGGAAGACATTAAAGACTGGAAAAATCGATTGACCACTGAAGAGAAATATTTCCTCACAAATATCTTTCGGTTCTTTACACAGTCAGACATCGATGTTGCAGGTGGATATGTAAAGAATTATCTGCCTAACTTCCCACAACCAGAAGTTCGTATGATGCTCACTGGATTTGCAGCACGAGAAGCACTACATGTTGCTGCCTATTCTCATCTGATTGAATCTCTTGGTATGCCCGAAACTACATATAATGAGTTTCTTGAATATGATGCCATGCGTGAGAAACATGAGTACTTCATGTCAAAAGTTGACAACGGTGCTATTCTTCCTGTAAAGATGGCAGCGATTTCTGCCTTTACTGAAGGTCTTGCTCTGTTCAGTTCATTTATCATGCTCTTGAACTTCCCTCGGCACGGCAAGATGAAGGGTATGGGTCAAATTGTAACATGGTCAATAGTAGATGAGACACAACATGCTGAAGGAGTTATTAAGCTATTCCGCACATTCGTTGAAGAAAATCGTGAAGTGTGGAATGATGAAACTAAATCACAAATCTATACAATTGCAACTAAAATGGTTGAGCTTGAAGATAAGTTTGTGGATCTGGCTTTCCAAATGGGCAAGGTCGAAGGGTTACGTGATTACGAGGTTAAAGAATATATCCGATACATCGCAGACAGACGATTGATCTCAATGGGGATGAAAGGCATTTATAAGGTCAAGAATAATCCTTTGCCATGGGTTGAAGCAATGATTAATGCACCGACACATACCAACTTCTTCGAGAACCGAGCGACTGATTATGCCAAGGGTGCTTTGAGTGGTTCTTGGAATGAAGTTTGGGCAAACTAAGGAAGGGTATAAATGGCGCCAGTAAAACAACAATTATTGTGCAACGACTGTCTTGCAGACTTCGAAATTAAATTTGATGAAGAAGAACACGAGCCTGTATATTGTCCTTTCTGTGGTGCTGATTTACTTTGGGATGAAGACGAAGATGAACTAGATGACTGGGATGATCCAGATAATGATGAATACGAATGACATGGTACTATAATGGAGAACCTTTTACCAGTGAAATGATTGAAGATAATATCGGTTTTGTATATTGTATAACCGATACTTGTAATGGACTAAAATATATTGGTAAGAAGGGATTAATATCAAAACGCAAGATGCCACCACTGAAAGGCATGAAGCGAAAGAGAACCAAGATAGTAGAAACAGACTGGCAGTCCTATTATGGGTCAAGCGAGACTGTTAAGATGCTTGTCGAGAAATTTGGCCCGGAGATGTTTCATCGTGAAATCTTACGATTGTGTAAATCAAAAGGTCAAATGAGTTATTATGAAGCCAAGTTACAGTTTGAAACAGACTGTTTATTGAAACCAGAAGAATATTATAATGAATTTATCGGATGCAAAATAAATCGTCGTCACTTATTGACAAAGAACTCAGAATAAAATATAATATAGATAAGTTTGATAAAAGACCCACAATCGGTAATCCTGGTGAATCATGGGATATGTTTATCATTCGTAAAATGAGAGAAGAGCGACTATATAATGAAGCAAGGAAAAATTTGGGGCTCGACTGAATCTCTATTGGTAACTCCAATGATCGAAGTTCATCGAATCGATATTAATCCAAGATCACAATGCTCGTTACATAAACATGAGTTTAAATATAATATGTTCTATGTGATCAAGGGTAAGCTCCATATCGAGGTACATAAGAACGACTACGATCTTGTAGATACAACGACTCTCTTTCAGGGTCAATTCACATCCGTAGCTCCGAATGAGTATCATATGTTTAAGACTGACAACGAGCCAGCCCAGGCTCTTGAGGTCTACTATTTGAATGAAATTTCTGAAGATATTGTACGTAAAACGGTAGGTGGTACTCGTGGTTGATGTCGTGTGTGTTAAGTGGGGAACTGAGTACTCGGATGATTATGTTCGTATTTTGAAGGCAATGGTAGAGAGAAATACCACTGTACCATTTAACTTTAAGGCTTTTACTGATACACCGATTGATGGCATTGACACATATCCACTACCCGAAGGTCTGAACGGATGGTGGAATAAACTCTATCTTTTTTCAAAGCACCATACATATAATAATGTACTTGATAAACGAGTTGTTTATCTCGATCTTGATACAGTAATCACTGGTAACATCGACTTCTTTCTAAATTGGGATGAAGGCGAATTTATGGGCATTGAAAATCTTGGAGTAAATAATAGATTTGAAGATGGAACTCAATACCATAATGTTTTCCAATCGGGTGTAATGGCATGGGATAGGGATTGGGCTCATTTTATTTACGATATTTTTGTGGATAGGCAGGAAGAAATTCTACATAAAATCCGTGGTGATGGTGAACTGCTACATGATATTTTCCGACAACTGGCTTTACCAATACACCTATTTCAACACACCTGGCCAGGTAAGTTAAAGTCTTATAAGTATCAAATATATGAAACTGGTTTAGATGATGAGACTGCAATTATTTGCTTCCATGGCACACCACGGCCACACGAGGCAATTGGCCCGGAATCAACATTTCCGTGGGGGGTCGAGTTCGTTGCGAATCAGTGGATAGGAGATTATTGGAAACTATGAAATTTGCAATCTTAACACCGAGCCGTCAGAGACCAGGTCGACTTGATAATTTTATTGAGTCAGTACACGGTCTTGCAAATGATAAGGGTCGAGTCTTTACATATAACTATATTGATTCAGATGATCCTCGTATTAAGGCTTATGAAGAGTATCAGCGTAAACAACCTGTAAATAATATCAATTGCATTGGTGAGCCACAATCAGTCTCCAAATCCTGGAATGTCATTGCACAGAAGGCTATTGATGATGGTGCCGATGTTTTAATTATGGGTAATGATGACATGCTCTATCGTACTCAGGATTGGGATCTTTTACTTGATAAGGAGATAGAGAAATTTCCAGATCATATCTATTGCATGTGGTTCGAAGATTTAATCAATGGCTCGAATCACTGCGCCTTTCCAATCGTATCGCGTGTGTGGTACGAGACACTGGGCTACTTTGCACCAGGGATTTTCAATTTTGGTTACAACGACACGTGGACCTTCGACATCGCAAAAAGAATTGGTCGGACTCACTTTATTCCAAACGTCGTAAATGAGCATCTACATTTTACCACTGGTAAATCTGGCGCCGATGAAACCACTCAACGTAACAGAACTACAGAACGTGGTAACCTTTATGAACTCGATAAAGTAATCTTCGAACAATCAGCTGAAGAAAGAGCAAAAGCGGCTCTTACCCTCTTGCAGATGATGGATGGACCAAACGAAAGATATTAATTATGAAAAGGTGGGCAATCTATCGTATTCATTATGGCATTGACTTTTTAAAGCAATCAATTGATTCCATTAAAAACTCAGTCGATAAGATCTTTGTCATCTATTCAATCAATCCTTGGGTAGTGAAGGATACCGTAAACTATCTTGGGTCTGAAGTCCCAATGCCTTGTTTACACGAGGACGTATTTCAGTTCATGTATGATAACTATAAGGCAAAGCAAAAGATTGAATATTTCAGACATGAGGTTACCACTCCTGCTAATCAATTCAGAATGTACTACGATATCTGTGTAAATAAAATGGGGTATCAACCTGAGTCTGTGCTGTTTATGGAACCGGATATGGTATTCTATAAACCTTTGGTCAATTCACTCTTTGATGAACTTGACAAGAGAAAAGATATACCTTGTCTTGGTACCACTCAAATTGAGTTGTGGAAGGACTGCAACTGGCGAGTACCACAACGCGATCGCATCGGTCCTATGATTTGGAATCCAAAGCGTATACCAAACTTTACAACTCACTTTGGTACATGGCATCCACAACATCAGATCGTTAGCAGTTATATTCAGAACTATAACTTTGGGTTCTGTCTTAATGCAAAGACAATGCTATACAAACATCTGACTGCTATTAACTTTTCGGCTGCAATAGGTGATTCCATTCCATCACAGGAATGGTACAGGGATAAGTGGTTGAACGGGACACCTGACACAACTGATATAGAAATTTCAGAAAGGTGGAAACATCTTATTCCGAAAGCAGAGATATATAATATGCCAATCGAAATGAAGACACAAATGGAGTTATCATGTCCGAAGTGATTCGAGAAATTAACATACCTGGTGATGCAGGCGTTGTGAGTTTGGTAGAGACTGATGGTCATTACACAATTCACCGATATGCAGCCAGAGGAAAAATCAATAATAGAATTTCAAATTATGAATTGCTCGATAATAATAATGTATCGAAGTTAATTCCACTTGATCTCGAATATGGAAATAAGATTCTTGATCGCATCGAAGATGGTGAAAATTATTCAAACGTTTTTATCTTCTATAAAAATAAAACAACGGCAGAATTTGTAATACCAGAAAAGAGCGAGGAGGAACATAAGTATACCTCGACCGGTATTAAGTTTTGGCGTCATGCCGAACAGATGATTAACTATAGATCAGGTGGACCTAATACTGTTATCTCAACTCATATCTCACCCGAGGGCACCTGTAACCTTAAGTGCCCGTATTGCTCCGTTACATACCGCGATACACATAGCCGCCTTGATATGGAAACCATTCGGGATTATGTGCTCAAACTTAAATCACGCGGACTAAAGGCAGTTATTCTTACAGGTGGTGGTGAACCAACCGCATACAAGTACTTCAATGAACTTGTACGGTGGTTGAAGAAGCAGGATCTCTCTGTTGCTCTCATTACAAATGGAACGCTAACACGTCGAGTCGATGATGATGTTTGGAAGTTGTTCTCGTGGATCCGAGTGTCAATCAATATCTTTACTGGGTGGGAATACACTATCGGCCTACCACAGGATAAGATCGACCACGACAAGACGATTGTTGGATGTTCTATGGTATATACGGTGGAACACGAGGAGTCTGACGAGATTATGACCGATCGTATTGCTCTACTCAACAAAGCATCTATGGTTGCTGAT